TTCGCTGTTAAACTTTCCCCATAAATCTTGTCCGCTTTCACTTAAGAACAAAAACCATGGAGAAATTTTACCACCTCTTATGTGATAGACTGCAAGTTGCGGAGATACTTTTCTAAAGTAATCCGACCAGTCTTCGCCTTTCTCTACGCCCCATGCCTGCATACATTTTACACTTCTTTCAATGCCTCTTTGAGCCGGTTCCTTTTTAATTAATTCTTTCAAATAGATATCATATGTTGAATCTTTTGTCCAGTCTGCTAATTTTACACTTTGCCTAATTAACCATTCTGCATAATTGTTTGGCTCTAGTAAATCTTCTTTAACCATCTTTCTACCAAACTTAACAAATCCTTGATAATATTTACTGTCTGCAAATTCTTCATATGATTTTGTCTTTGAATTATGCATGTTTATTTCATAAAACTTTTGATAAGTTCTAAATGCTAGTCGTACATGTGTAAGATCTTTATCAGTGTGTCTTCTTTTATTCACGCACATATGAGCACTTAGAGTTCTTTCACTCATAAATGTCTTTTTACAATATGTGCATGTTAAACTCACTTAAATATTTCCTTTATTTCTTTTTCATCAACACCACTTGTTTCTGCTAAGTCTTTTAACTCTTCTTTGGTGTTAATACTTAGCAACAATTCTACTTCATCGTTTTTTGCTAACGGAAATATTTGTCTAATTAATTCTTCGACTTTATCTTTTTTACGTTTTGCTTTGGGTACCTTAACAAATGGATGAAATTGACTTTTGCCTACACCTGCTAGACACATTAGTTTCCATTGCAATTCTGGGTGTTTACTTACGTCACTCCAGTTTGTATTCATAAACTCATTAATCATTACTAGATAATGTCCAGCAAATTTGCCTTGTACACTACTTGCATATCGCTGAGTCATCCACAAATTCATACTCTTGCGTTGCTCGTCTGTAAGATTAATATAATAGTTGTAGTCCTTACGGTCTACAGCCGCCATGATATCTTTAATTTGCAGTAATGGTTTCTTTGCCATCATTCACCTTCATATTCTATAAGTGCCCCGGCATTATATCCTTTCTCAGTTATTTTAGCAAATCCACCTAAGTCTGTCAAGTCAATTACTGCCAATACTGTTATTTGATTTTTTGGTACATTGAAATTTTCATGTATTAAATCTGCACAGGCGATTGCTGTACCGCCTGTTGCGATTAAGTCGTCTATGATTACAACTTTATCTTCTGGAACTATATGTGTATTTTTTTGTATTTCTAAACTAGTGCTACCATATTCTAAATCAAAATCTCTCTTGTGTGTTTCGTTAGGTAGTTTACCAGGCTTTCTTGCCATTATAAAAGGTAAGTCTAGGTCTCTGGCAATTGGTGCCCCAAACACAAAACCTCTGCTTTCAACACCCACAATCTTAGTTGCATTAAATGAAAGATTGGTTAAGTCTACAAGTGCTTTATTAAATGCTAATGGATTTTCTATTAGGCTGGTTATATCTCTAAATTGTATTCCTGGTATTGGAAAGTCAGGTACAGTTCTTATGGCATTTTTTAGGTCTTGATAAAATTCTTTCATTAAAATAAATCAATGTGTTCCCATGGAAGTTCATCTTTACCAAAATGCCCATATAATGTTGTAGTGGTTAAGTCTAACTTAAATAAGTCAAATTTGTCAATAATGCCTTTTGGTGTTAAGTCAACATTTTCTATAATCCATTCTACTAAGTCTGGTCTAACTTTGCCGTCTGCATATACATAAACACTAGTAGGCTCTACTACACCGATTGCATAACTTAGTTGTACTGTACAGTTATCTGCTTTACCAAATGCAACAATATTCTTTGCTAAGTAACGTGCCATGTATGCCGCACTTCTATCAACTTTGGTACAGTCTTTACCACTAAATGCTCCGCCACCGTGTGGTGCATAACCACCGTAAGTATCAACAATAATTTTTCTGCCTGTTAATCCTGTGTCTCCATCTGGTCCACCAATTACAAATCTGCCTGTTGGATTTATTAAAAATTCAGTTTCACTTAAATCCCAATCTGTTATTTCATCTCTAATAATTTGCTCAATTCTATCACGTACCATTTGAATACTTACATCATCGCTGTGTTGCGTACTACATACAATTTTAGTAATACCAGTTGGTTTGTTTACATTGTCATACGTCATAGTTACCTGACTTTTACTATCAGGACCTAACCAAGTTTCATTGCCTTCTCTTTCTGCTTGTAGTCTTTTTAAAATTTTATGACTGTAATGAATCGCACTTGGCATATAATTAGGTGTTTCGTTACAAGCATACCCAAACATAAGTCCTTGGTCACCAGCACCAAAGTCATCTGTGCCTAATGCAATGTCAGGTGATTGACCATGTAGTTCGTTATATACTTTTAATTTTTCCCAATGGAAGCCATCTTGTTCATAACCAATATCTTGTACAACTGCTCTAACAATGTCCTCAATGACATCCTTGTCAAACTTGTTACTTTTGTATTCACCTGCAAGTGTAACCATGTTAGTAGTTACCAATGTTTCTACAGCCGCTCTGTGATTTTCTTTGCCGTCTATTAAATATGTTGCTACTGCATCCGAAATCAAATCTGCGATTTTATCTGGATGTCCTATGCTAACACTTTCGCTTGTAAATTCATATGCCATTATGTCTCCTCTTTTACAAAGATACCATCGACCATTTTGCCTTTTCTATCTTTGATGTCATTGTATGCTACTTCTAAACATTCTTCTAATGTTAATTTATTTCTAGCAAGTATGTTAATCATTACCACAAGCATATCGCCAATATCATCTCTAATATCATTGCCTTTACATACATTGTCGCTTAGTTCTCCTAATTCTTGTAACAATTTTAATACTTGATCTTTGTCAGTGGCTCCATCAATTAAATTTCTATCATAGTGCCATTGCTCAACTTTTTTGACTAATTCGTCCATTATAGTTTGCCTTCTTTTCGCATTTGTTCACGTATTTTAGTTGCACTTATATCGTGTGTAGCATCATCAAAAACTTCTTGTTCAATTTTATATCCTACATCACGACCATAAGTAATGTTTAACAAGTTTGGTACAACTTGTATTTTTACTTTACCAGCAAATTTATATAAACTCTGTTGTAAGTTTTCTATAACCTCATATGCTGGAAAAGGATTCTTTTCATCTGTTGGCATATCTCTAACCATCAAAAACACCTGTCCGTGTTTTGCCAATGCTCTATCAAATAGTGCTTGGTGCCCAGGATGCCAAGGTTGAAATCTTCCAAGCATTTGTGTTGTGGGTGCTTGGTTGTCCCATATAAATCTTTGTCCAATTTCATAAGCAATTATTTTAGCATCTACATTGCCACGTTGTTCGTGTACATTGTAGTCTGACACATAAGGTCTTTCAAACACTTTATTAGTGTCTTCGAATCTTCCTTCTTTGATAGTGTCTACAAATATTTCATAGTCAGCACTAAAATTATTTCTTGCCTTTTCAAAAGGAGCAACAAAATCTGCGATTGCAATCTTGCCTTCTGCTTCTGCGTTTTCACACAAAGACAACATTCGCTGATTCTGTCTTAGTCTACCTTCTTCAGAGAAGTCCCAATCGTCTGCTTCTTCTCTGACTTTGTCTGCGTTGAACCAAGCAACTTTGTCGCCTAAATATTCAACTAGTCGTTCTGCCAAGTATGTTTTACCACTTCCTGGCAGTCCAAATATTAATACTCTCATTTATTCCTCGTTTTGTTCACGTTCCCATTGGGCGTTCTCGTCAAAGTCTAGCAAGTACTGTTCATCAAGTTCATTGTACTGGTCTTCTGAGTCGTGCCACTTCTTATTTAACCAACCAACTTCTGCATGATAACTTTTACCGGAAGTATCATTTTGATCGTATTCTGCGTCAAGTTCTACCTTGTCATAGTACACTCTATCAATGAATTCTCCCACGTTAGTTTCCACAATGCCCATGCCTAATTTGTATTGGTCAAAGTCTTCCCCATCTGTTTCTACAAAGTAACTGGCAAAAGTTCCTTTCTCACAACTGTGAAATGCTAACACTGGTACATAATGATTACCCTCGTCATCCTCTTCGTTTACAAGTTCTGGCTCTTCATTACTAAAGTATCCACCTTCTCTACCATACATGTGAATAGGACTAAAACTACCTACTTCATTTTCGTAGTCATAATCATCTTCGCCATCTGCTGGAACTTCGTATACAGTCAATTCTGAATCACCGTACGCACTATTAATGTGTTCTATATCATCACATTCCCACATGTAGTAATCTTCTCTTGGTGCAGGGATTTGCTCGGGGTCGTCATGTTCTGCATTTTCGTCAAGATCTTCTTCACCGCCCCAGTCATCAAATGATAAAACTGTGTCAACTAGTTCACCTTCATCCATACCTATTGTTTTTGTTACAAACTCATTGGATACTTCGCCTATTACTGTTTCGCCACCGTAATAACCGCTATCTATTCTAAATCTTCTTTTTGCCATAATTTCTCCTTAAAAATATTGTGCAATAAAAGCCACCCACAATGGTAGTGTAATTATTGCTGTAATTATTAGTATGTTATCGTTTAACCATTTTTCCATAATTAAAATACATCTCCTAAATCAACCACTTCGGGTATTTTATTTGCTTCTTTCACAAACAACACACTTTTAGGAACAGCCTTTTGTTCTATAGGTGTTACTAATAAATGTCCTTGCTTTAATTTTGGAAAGAACCATTTGATGTCTTGATAATAATTTGTAATAAATACCTCTTCTATTTCTGGTATCTTATTATTCATAGGATTAAAAACAGGAGTCTTAAATCCTCTATTATTTAAACTTGTAAGTGGAACTATTTCTATTTCTGTGTGATAGTCGTCATCGCAAATTGCTATACTCCAATCCATTGGCATTTTTACTTCATGCCCGCCAATGTTTAGAACAACTGCTGGTGAATAAAAACTTTCTAGAAAAATTAATTCTAGCCAATAGTAGTCATAAAATTCTGGGTCACTAACGTCTAATATGCAGTACCTGAGATCGTTGACTTGATCAGGTACACTATCTAAATCATAGACATTGTTTTCAATTGTTAGTATATTCATATCTTCTCCGTAAACATAATTATAGCACCTTTATTTTAAAAGTCAATCTATATTTAAATATATTCTATTTTTGTAACCTTGAACGGATATTCTGCTTCTCTGTAAAATTTCTTTCTTTCCGTTAAATGTTTTTTGCTGTATTTTAGTGTGCTAGTAATATCAAACACATTTACAAAATCTTTGTCTTTGGCTTTTCTTATGCCCCTACCAATACTTTGTATAACCCTAACAAAACTTTTGCCTGGCTCTATTAATACTAGATTAAATATCCTTGGTATGTTAATACCAACTGCCGCTACACCATAAGTAGCAACAATTACTTTGCCTTCAGACTCACTGATTTCGTCGTAGTTTTCTTTTCTTTCTGATTGTTTCATGCCGCCACTTACAAATACCCATTCTGGATTTTGTTCTATTAACAACTCGCCTGTTTTTATTCTGTCTACTAAAATTAATGTATTACCATTGTCAGTCATGCCGTTAATTAGTTGACTTATAAATTCTATTCTTTCAGGATTAGTTGTTATCCATTTTAGTTCTTGTGCATAGTTACTAAAGCCTACATGCGTATCTGCTAACTGTAAAACATTAACTTCCAAGTTAGATAGCACACCTTTGTCCTGCAATTCTTTAGCACTTAACTGTCCAATTACTGGACCAATTGTGCTAGTCATTGCAACTGCTTCGTGTTGATCTTTAGGTATAGTTCCTGTTAATCCCCAACGAATTGGCACATTAGAAAACACACTACTTAGTAATTGTTTTAGTACATCTGCTTTTGCTTTGTGTACTTCGTCAATCATAATACACACAACACCGTCAATGAATTCACCTATATCAAAATCTACTGCTTCTTTGGCCTTAGACTTTTTATGTAATATTTCTAAACTTTGCCAAGTGCAAATTGTGTGTGTTTTATTGTATTCTTTTCTGTCCCCGTAGAAAACACCAACATCAAGTCCTAAATGCTTGTAGTCCGCTTCTGTTTGCGTTACAAGGTCCTTATTTGGCACTATCACTATTGTTCTACCATACTTCTCGCATTGGTGACTTAGTGCGGCCGTTACTAGAGTTTTACCAGCACCTGTGGCAATCTCTTGAATACATTGTGGGTTGGCTAAAAACTTGTTAATTATTTCTACTTGATAATCTCTAAGTATAATTGGTAATCCTTCTGCAGGGTGTTTCTTTGGCCAACTGAATTCTTCATATGTATCTTGCTTTACTTCATCAAAGCCAAAATCCCATTTTTCTCTTTTATCATCAAGTACAACTTCGTAGCCTAATTCAGTTACTACAGGAATAAGTTGATCTAATAGATTCAAATAACTTCTGCCACCAACATCACAAAATCTCACATAGCCGTCCCAACGACCTAGTTTGTATGCTGGCATGTGATATGCATATGGCAAGAAGTATTTGCAAGTGTCAGATAGTTTTCTGCGTGTGGCTACATCTAAGTCATGAAACTTGATGTTTACTTCATCTCTTATTTCTAATCTTGTTTGTCTAGCCATAAAATTTATTATACATTATATATGTGTGTTGTCAATCTATTCATAGTATACTTTTACAAATTTCTATGCTTCTTCTGTTGTATCCTGATTGCGATACTGAGCCAAATCCCAATGAATATCCTGTGCTGTCTTGCTTATGATATGGCAAATAATAATGTAACTTTTCTATAGTTGCTACAGGTCCAAAAACAATTATGTCAACACCGTTGTTGTACAATTCTTTACCTCTTAAAAAATCTTCGTATGATGCAATTTTAATTGTTATAATATTATAGTCCTTAACTATGTCACATACTTCTTTAACATTCTCTGTGTCGTCTGGTAATATAATACACGATATAAATTCTGCTGATTCCTCACAATGTGTTTTAAGAGTTTTGATGTCAATTTTATTATCCTTAAATCCTACAGCAAGTCCTGTGGAATTAGTATTTGATAATGCATTTATTGTGTTCATCTCTGCGTTATTAACAGTAATAACACAATCTTTATGTGCTAACATATTATGTCTAAAGTATTCTCTTGCAGTCATTATTGCTGTAAAGATATCGTTGCTATTGTTAGTAGATTGAAATGTAATATCGAAATATCCTGTTAATGACAGTATATTTTTTCTTATATCAGACACATCAATATCCTTTTCTAGGTTATCATAAAAATATGAAAAGGAAACATTTACTTCTGATTCTAGTACTAATCTGCTTGGTGACTGATGTAATGTTGCAAAGACATTTTTGCCTTTTGCGTTAGGTATTACTTTAATTTGGTGCCATTTGAGATAGGATTTTAGTACATCTTCTAGAGTAGTCTCAACAGATTCGTCGAGTGATAGTACAAATTTTTTGTTGTCTTTGAGTTCGTGTATTGATTCAAGCAGTTCATCTAATATATCTAAATTGATATATCTTCCATACCTGCTGTCCTCAATTTCACTATGTGTCCTATCTGCCATTGTTTGGTGTCTAATCCTTTCATTATACCGAGATACTTGTTTCTTAATAAGCCAAACTGATTTGTCAATGATGTTAGTGTTACTACTTCATCATCGCCATCTACATATTTGTCAGCATCTCTTGAGGTTAACTGTCTGTTATAACTTTCTAAAAAGTTTCTAAATACTTTACTGCGTGTTTTACGCAATTGAATGTTTATGTGTTCTAGAATTGCTTCTATTTCTTGTAATTGATTGAACCTGTGTTCTGTAATGCCAGGCAATGAGGCACTATTACGTTCCACATTGCCCTTGATATAACATTCTTTTTTTGCCTCTAGTAATTCTTCTTCAAAATAATCTATTGCATCTACAATGTTACTTAAATTACCAGATACTTTGTTATACCATCCTGCCATTACTAATCCCAGTCCTCTTCGTCTTCTTCATGATCTTCTACTTCAAAGTATTCTTCAATTGCTTGACGTAAATGCTTGTCGCATTCGTTTATACCTACTTCGTCATAGTCAACCATTCCGTGTTCATCAAAAACTCTAACTAAGTTTGCACAAACCTCGTCACGTTCTTTAACGTTTACAGAAGGCTTGACACATTCCCAAGTCTCAATTATTAATGCTAGATCTACAGTCATTCAACATTCTCCTCGTATACTGAAGGGTCGTCAATTTCATGCTCGTCAATATCGTCATCGATATCTTCGACTATTGCTTTTGGATTTTGACCCCACTCATCTATAATTACCTGAAGTTTATCTCCAGTCCAGCCTTTTCTGAACTCTTTGATTTCTTCACCAGTAACCGGAGATACATAAGAAAGTTTGTTACCAACTTTTTCCACAATGCCTTTTGCTTCAAGCATTTCTAACATACCACTGTAAGGGTCCATACCAGTTTCATATGGAATCTTAATTTGCACACCTTCAAAAGGTTTGCTATATCTTGACTTCATGACTTTACAAGCGGCTCTAATACCTTGTACTGTTGATACTTTATTTCCGTCTGCATCTTCTTTTAATTTTAGTTTCTTGATAGCAACTACTATGCTACTTGCGTACACAAAGCCTTGTCCGCCACTTATTTTATCATCTGGGTCAAACATATCCTGTGATGCATAAGTGTGGTTTGTACACACTAAGCCGATTGGGTATGGTGCTAATTGGTTAACAGTATTTCTAACCAATGCTGTAAGAGCCTTAGGCTTACGACCCATGTCACCTTTCATGTCACCTTTTTGAAACTGATCTACATCTGTAGGGGTTAGCAACATACCCAAACTGTCAACAACAAACAGTAATTTAGGCATTTCGTCATACTCTAAATCACCGTAGTTTGCTTTATAGTCTTTCATAAACTCTGAAATAGATTTTGCTACATCATCAATCATTGACACACTAATCTTTAATAGTTTTTCTGGACTAGTGTCAACGTTTAATGCTTTGAGCCAATCTTCATCAAGAGCATTTTCTGAGTCAAATAACACAACTTGACAGCCATGGTCTTGTGCGTTTCTGACTAAATTACCTGAACAAATAAAACTTTTACCTGAACCGGACTCACCAGCGAACACACTAACTTTACCTAGTGGTACGCCTTTGTTAAAATCACCACTGATCAAATAGTTGAGTGTGTGGTTTCCTGTGCTGATCCAATCTACTGGATCATGAAAACCGGCACTAATACCACTAATACTTTTAGTGATGCCGGTTCTAAATTTGCTTAAATCAAATGGTTTTTGCATTTTATACTCCGTATATATTCCTTTCTTTTAATTCTTCGACTAGTTTCTGTGCCCATCTCTCATGCCCTGCTTCATTGGCATGGCCTCCGTTAATTTTAACTTCTGGAAATTGTCCACCCATAATCCAGTCCCAATAACTTGTTTCCATATAATTGTTTTTATCTATTGCATTATATAATGATTTATCTACTGGGTGATCACCAGACCAAAATTTTACGTCTTCGCCTTCCAATGGTGCCTCATCTTTTGTGTTAGTCATTACGTCAAACATTAGATATGGAATGTTATTATTTTTGCATATATTTTCACATATATACAATGACCTATATTTTTGTGCTAATAAGTCTTCTGCTAAACAGATAGGCAAAAACTGTTTGTATGTTTCATACCTTTCTGAGCCTTCTGTCATTTCTGGTGCTCTCCAACTGTTCACTAAATTATAATGATAAGAACCGTCATCGTCAAAGCCGTCTGCATATTCAAATCTACCCAAACAAGTCCAACCTAGTATAATTAAATCTGGTTTAGGGTTACCTGCTAAGTATTCGACTAATAGTCTTTCAGTTCGCATAACACTAGCACCAGGTTGGCCTAGATTAACACATTCATCTATTTCTAATAGTTGTCTTAGTTTCTCTGGGTAAGCCTTGTAAATTGATTCAGGTCGATTATCGCCTTCGCCGTATATTTCTGAACCAAATGTGTGGCTATCACCTATTGCTAATAATGTACTCATTTTTATTCCTTAAAAATGTAGCCATACTAGATCTTTGAAGTAAACAGGACCAAGTATTCAAATCCCTAAGTATGGCTACCGGTCATCAACAATTACTGTTGACGATTCCTAATCATCTGCAGGATGTCATCTGCGGATGCTTTACCAGTTTCATTAGAAGTGTTTTCGGCAGAAGCACTTACTGTTTCTGTTACTGGTTCAACTGCCGGTGCAGGTGCTACAGGCTCAGCCGCTGGTGCTGGTGCCGGAGTAGTTTCTGCTACTGGAGTTGCTGTAGCCTGAGCCGGTGCTGAAGGTGTTTGTACCTTAGCAGGTGCGGCCTGGCCAATAGGTCTAAAAAAGTTACCGTACTTATCGCTGTCATAAAGTTCGCCATTTACAGAATCTTGGAACATGTTGTAAATAACATCTACTTCCTCTGCTGTTGGCTTCTTAGGTAAAAAGTCTTTAAGATCAAATAACCCATGTGTATCAACAGCCGCTAACTGTTCTTCACTTAGAGCAGATTCTTTTCTTGCCCATTTAGAAGTACTGTAGTCTGCATACTGACCTTTCATAGTTTTTGCTAATCTAAAATCTGTACCATTTACATAATCTGTTGGAATGTTTTCCATATCTGGGTCCATTAATGCACCCTTGATAATGTTGAATATTTGAGGTCCAATGATGAA